CGACAGTTCGACAAGGACATCTACCGGGGTGTTGGGATTACCGGCGGCACTGCTGCGGACAACCCATTCGCTATTTAAAATTTCATTCTTTTCCATTGTATATTTTCTTTTTTAATTTTTTACTTAGCCTTTTGGCTTGTCTTGCTTTATCAAGTTCGCAGGGCTTCTTACAATATTCATTAATTAATTCTGCACTCTTATCAAGAAGCCGAATAACGGTCTGCACATCTGTTTTGCATACTTCCATTGTTTTTAAGTATATGTTTGCGAATCCAAGAGAAACCACCGTATAGCCATTTATTTTGCTTACATAATAATAACCTATCACCTTTGGGATAGAATATAACCCAGCCAAATCCTTTCTTAGGAACAATGAATTCGAACCCATAATCATTTCGTTGAATAACTTCATAGCCTAAAGATTTGATAGCAGGGAGAATTGAGGTTACAAATTGGCTATACCGTTCTTCTCTTCTCTGTTTTACAAATTGTCCGTATTCTTTTCCAGTTTCACTCATGCTAATTCTATTTTGTCAAAATCAATACCTTTTGCATTCATAAAATCACCAAGAGCAATGATGTTTTCACGAGTAGTGGTAACCTTGAATGCTCTCGTTAATAATTCAGATTGTTGCGATATGGATTGACTAAAAGGTACTTGTTCGTCAGCTTTTTGATTTGCCATTGAAAATGGATTGATCGGACGTGATTTGACTTGTTCTACTTCAACAACTTTACGAGCTTCTTCTGCTTGTTGCTTTTCTTGTTCCGCTTTAATCTTAGCTTCTTCCGCTGCCTTAGCTCGCTCTCGTTGTTCTTTAAGTCGGTTTGCGTATTGAATAGTAGAAGTGATATTGAGTGTATCCATGTAATAAGTACGGAGTACATCATAATCTTCACCAAAGCCTTTTAGCGTAGATAGCTCGTTTTCAACCTTAGCAAATATAACGTCAATATCAGAGCAAACAGACTTCATGCTTGCAGTCTTGTTTAGCCATTCCAGTTTGAACACCTTGTTAAAATCCACAAGATTGATGTTCATGCCATCAAAATAGGTTCTAATGTTTGCTTTCTTCTTTTCCTTATATTGCTGCTCGTTTTGTTTAACCACAGTGTCAATCTTAGCGGAGCATTCACCAATGAGTTTCACCGTTTCGTTTACTACCTCCTTGAATTCTCCAAAAGGTTTCATAAACTCCTTCTCTATTTCAAGGCGTTTGGAGTTGAGAGCTTTTGCAGCTTTGTTGAGAGAGGCTTTATCTCTCTTTGCCTGATCAATATTGTCATCCGTATAGTTGGATATATCATACTTCGGCAAATTCGCCATTACAATATCTCGGATTTGCTTTGCATTGGTAGTAAGGCTACCTAACGTCTTTTCACTCACGACCAGTTCTAGGTCGCTTTCTTGAATTGCTAATTGTGTTTCCATTGCTCTATTTTTTATTTAGTTTATCAACAATACGTTCTATCACCTCTGCATTATCTACTGAAAGCCATTCCTTCGCGACATTCCAAGCTATACTTTTAGATACTTTGAAATTGTCAATGCGTGTAGAATGATGCGACAAACGCCCTTCGGTAGGCTTCAATCCTTTGTCGTGAAGTTCACATAAACCATTATGGAAGAAAGAACAATAATCATCGCCCGATGCAATTTGGATCATAGGAACTGGGAAATCAATAACCCCCATTATCATTCCGGCTCCCCAAAGAGTGGGGAGTAACCGGTCTGAATAACCCGCATCTATCAATTTCTCAATATCTTGCGGGGTTCCTAAACAAGGAGTATGGCATTGCATTTTGCATAATGAACATTTGCATTCACATGGTTTTCTACCTGTTTTTCGTATAATACGCTGGAGTTGAGTTTCTTTTATCAATGAATCGCCCATTATTCTATATCCGCTATTTGGTTAATAATATCGTCCGCCATTCTAATACGCTTCTCCATTTCTGCAAAGACCTTTTCGTCTGGTAGTATACGAACAATGTGAATAGGATCTATTTGAAAAGGATTATATACAACAAAATCAGTCCAGTTTGCATTACAACACATCATGTGAGCCATACACTGATAAAAGTATTTATATTTTATTTGAAGCAAAGAGTCATTGTCGTATACTTCACTTTTATACTTCATGAAAGTATTTTGGGAAGGGCATTTTATCTCAATACATGCCCGTTCTCCCAATTCTTCATCATAAAAGAAGCCATCAGGACTACTTGCAAAGTTAGGGATAGTGGGGTGCTTACACGACCCCACTTCTACAATATGCCTTCCCGTTAACTTAGAATACAAATCACGTGCATTTGCCTCTTGCTCTGTTCCAAAACGCATAGCTTTACTTTCTACATTTACAGCAGATAAGTATTCTGTAAATGCAATATCATCATTTACTATTTCAGGATTCATAGCTCGCTCTGCCGCAACTTGAAAAATATAACTTTTAGCAGTATCACTAAATATGCCGTTTCTGCTGCTTTTCATAAGTAATCCGACATTTGAACCACTAATTTTGCCTATGCGTTGTCTAAACCATGAAAGAGAATGCTGACCGTTACCTTCTAATATTTCCATTATAATAATGTTTTTTGAACCGGTTTATTACTTGTATTATTTTGAGACTGATTTACCGGTTGTTCCGGTTTAGGTTGCTCTTCCACTCCTGCGGCCTTAGCAGCAATTTCTGCTATTTTTTTACCCTTATCTTCTTTGTCTGTGACATCTTCATATTCGGTAAATTTAACTTCTTGCTCTTCTTGTGTATACATTGCACCTAGTTGGGCCGGGAAAGCTTCACGCAATGCTTGGACTTTGGCTATCTTGGAAATCATAGTGGATTTTTTTTCATTCCATATAGATTGCTTTTTGTCATATTCGGAAAGATTAACTTTCGCTACAATCGGAAATTTGCGGTCAGATCGGTAAACTTCACACCATCCCCCTACAAGTACATCTGTCTTTTCATTATAAAAACAGCCTTCTACCTCTACAATCTGGTTATCTCTAATAATAATGATGCCCGCTTTGAAGCCTTCGTATTGTTCACTAGCGTCAGCACGTTTGAAAAACGCTTCCTTGCTGACAATCATCTGTGCCGGCTGTTGTCCGAACTTAACAAGAAATGCTTCGTTCAAGAATGGATTAAGCTGGTTGAATTTACAAATACTAATAAACTGAACAATATCTTGATCAGATACCTGCCCATTACCTTTAGTCAAATAGTTACGTACAATATCAAATGATAATGCCACGTCGTTACCTGCAACTTGATAAATGGTTTTGCCTTTACCAAACATTGCCAATGCATCATTTTCCTGTTTTGTTAATTTGTTTTCTTCCATTGTTCTTATATTTTAAAGTTTAACAATATCTCGCCAACCCCTGCATTAGACAAAGGCCAGTCCTCTCTTCTTCTAAGCTTTTCTCTGTATATCCTGATGAAATACCAGAAGAGTATAACTTTAGTCTTTTATTGATTTCTTTTTTGACTTCAGATATATCCTCTTTGATAAGTTGGATTATTTCCTCTTTCCTTGAATATCCATATTCGGGAAGATATTCAAGGTTGCTAGATTCCACCTTTTTCAACTCTGCTTCTAATTGCTGTAATTCATTATTCATGGAATTCAAATTTGAATCTTTCATACGTAACACCAATAGCGTCAAGTATTTCTCTTAATCTTTTGTTCTCTTTTTCCTTATTCTCAAGGAGACATTGCTCATACATTATCTTATATGTAAGTGAAGCCAAGTCTTCATGACCCATTGCTAATAATTCTTCTTTTGTTTTCATTGCTCTTATGTACACTTTTATATGTATTTCACTTTTAGTTTCACATCGACAGGCTTATCTTTCATTGAAGCAAAAGCATCAAGTATTTTGTTTTTCGTCAATCTGATGGGAATATCTATAATCTCCTTCTCCACAATTGTAAGAAGCAGTTTTCTTCCACTATATGTTATCAGGGTGATTCCTTGGATTACATACGGAGATTTACTCGTCTTCATGCTCAAATCTTTTATTATGTTTTCCAATATACACGGAGCACCAAGCGAATACAGCAAATGAGATCCAAAACATAATCTTGTAAGGGTCTTCATAAATTACCATGAGAATAAAGGATAAAATCCAAATTGTTACTAACGGAGTCTTTTTCATAACTGATTGATTATCTTTTAATTATGTTGTAAAACTACTTTATTTTTTACTTTTAAACAAATGATTCATCTGTAAATATTTCGTCTTTAACTTGATATAACTATTTGATTATCAGTTATTTTAAAGATGCGTTTTTGATGACATCATAGGCATTGCAGTACCATCTTCCATTTTGACGATTAAAGGGTATCTTTTCAGCACGAATACCGCCCGAGCCTATCAATTTGAACAAACGTCCTCTACTTCCTACTATTTCTTCAGCTTCACGTTGGCTAAAAGTTTTATCATTGAGAACTATCTTTAATACATCCTCATTCAACATTGTATCTAATCTTTAAAAAGGTTGTTCTTGTACGCGTATTGAATAAACTCTGATTTTTCATGAATACCAAGTTTGATATACACTGACTTAATATGATTTTTCACAGTATGGGGGGAGAGATAGAGTTTTTCTGCAATCTCTTCGTTATTAGCTCCTTCATATACCAACTGCATAACTCTCATTTCCGCATCTGATATACGGCAGTTGAATTGTGGACAGCAAATAACGCCCTCATATCTGCATTCACCACGCATAGGACATCTCACACGTTCAAAATTGAATCCACCTTTTTTATCTATATCCCTGCTAGTATTATCCAACTCTCCAAAATTGCACTTGCAAAATCTATTTACCATAAGAAATTGAAAGTATGGGATATTCTGCGAGCTTCTGCTATAACATTCCATTAATGCTTTATACGCTTCAGGATAACACTCCCTTATACGTTCGAGGATATCTTTCACAAGAACAGTTTCTTTATCTGTTATCGGTTTATTGCTTCCGTCAGGAAACATGCACCAAAGCTCATCTTCAAATATGTAAAACTCCAAATCCTTCATCATTCCACACATTTTAGTCGGACCATAGATTTTCAGGAGATATCCCTGTTATTTCAGAAAGGGCAGCGATATGTTCTGGGTTATTAGGTTTCATTCCATATACAACCCAGTTTCTTACAGCAGTAAAAGACACTCCTGTCTTTTTTATCACCTCGTTGATAAACTCAGTTTTGGGATGAGTAGCATTTGGAAGATTTGAATAATAGTCCTTTAAGGTTATTTTATCACCTTCACAAAGCTTTTTGGTTGTTTTTAAATCATCTTTCATTATCTTTGTAGTGTTATATAATTAATAGCAATGCAAATATATCCATTTTGAGGATAAAATGAATGTTTTTATATTTAAATATCCTTAAAATGGATAATAAAAATCACTTGTATGGATAATGGAGAAGAAAACAGGCTGAAACAGTTCAGAATTCACATGAACATGACGCAACAGCAAATGGCTGATCTACTTAAGGTCGGTCAGAATACCTATTCAAGAATAGAGAATGGAGTTACAGCTTTCAAGGATGTATACAAAAAAATAATAGAGGATAAGTATCACCTCACAACAGGATGGTTATCTGGTGCTGATGTACCTATGTTTAAAAAATACGATGCGGTAGCTGGAATTATAGAAAAGGGTATTTCTGGAAGTAATAAAGAGAAGCTAAAAGAAAAGATTTTAGAAGAACTAATAGAACAAAAACTGGAAGGTAAAAGTGATTCCATTTCTATGAGCAGAGAAGTTTTTGAACAGATATCAAGACTTACTGAAACCGTGTTGTCACAGCAAAGAACAATCGAATCCATGCAGGAACAAAATAAAAAATTTCTTGCCCAGCAGGAAAATACTGCAAGATGTGTTCATGTAAGTGGGTCGGATATTTCAATGCAAGATACAAAGAACCAAAATATTAAATAAAATGGCAATAATATCAGAAGAAGGAATCGCTATAAGCAAGCGTTTCTTTGAAGCTATAGAAACCTTGAAAGCCCAAAAAAAAATACGAGGGCTTCAAACTTTCACTAGAAACAATAATTTGCATCGTTGGAATGTAAACTGTGTAAAATTCTATCCCGACAAACATATACTAAAGCCAGAGTGGATCGTTTATCTACATAAAGATTACAAAGTATCTGTCGAGTGGATTATTTTAGGAAAGGGAGAGATGTTTGACGAATAAATGTTCAAAAACTTATCTTCACCACATAATAGCGCTAAGTTATCATTTTTATTATCAGATTGTTATCCTATATTTTGGAGAAACATTCGTAACGCGTAGGTCGCCAGTTCAAGTCTGGCTAGCGGCTCTTGACAATAAAGCGCTAACTACAGAATAGTTAGCGCTTTTCTTATTAACCCCCAAAGCAAATCGCATGAAACGAGGTAAGAGCAGGAGATTATTTAAGAAGAAGAAGTCACATTCCAGTCAGAGATTAGGATGTATCATTGCCGTCATTGTACTCATTCCCATTTGTTACGGGCTCTATCTGTACTATCAGCAATACAGTGTCCAGCACAGCAGTAGTCAGAATCAGACAGAAACATCAGTTTCCCGCCCCATCCCTTCCGGCAAAGATCTGGAAATTCCCGTTTCATCAGTTCCCCGTCAGGAACAGATCATTCATCACAAGGGATATACGGTTTCCTACAATAAAGATTTGAAAATTCCGAATTGGGTTTCTTATGAGCTGACCCGTCAGGAAACAAAAGGAAAAGAAAAGAGAAGCGACAACTTCATTGCCGACCCTTTAGTAAAAGGTACAATTGCAACCAATGCGGATTATGCACGTTCGGGATATGACAAAGGACACATGGCACCTGCTGCCGACATGAAATGGAGCCCTGAAGTCATGAAAGAATCCTTCTATTTCAGCAATATGTGTCCGCAACATCCACAACTCAACAGAAGGGGCTGGAAAAATCTGGAAGAAAAAATAAGAGACTGGGCGATAGCCGATAGTGCTATCATCATTATATGCGGGCCTATCATCAACCAGTCATCCCGGACTATCGGAAAAAACAAAGTAGCAGTACCCGAACGGTTCTTCAAAGTAGTCCTCTCTCCTTTTGTCAAGCCGGTCCGTGGCATCGGGTTCTTATTCAACAACAGACAAGCGGTAGAGCCGCTTTCCACCTACGCAGTGACAATCGACAGCATCGAGAAGCTGACCAATATGGACTTCTTCTCTCCCTTGCCCGATGAAATAGAAAATGAAGTAGAAGCCAATGCCGATTATTACCAGTGGCCTCACTGA